TATATATTCCTTATCTTAGATCCCTTGTTCATTCGCAACAACAATACATGTATTCCTTCGGGATTTCCGTATTCTGATAACACGCCCATCAGACCATCGGCGACACGCGGCGACTTGATCACTACACCGTCCAACTTATCATGATCTCTGATGTACGTGCAATGATGATCAGAAAGCATGCGGGACATGTTCAGTCCAGTCGGATCCTGTCTCTTCCCTATGTCCATGTCTTTTGCTGCTATACTACTAAAGCCAATGAATAGTATGTGGTTGTAGTAGGGTATACCAGGCATTCCTTCCATAAATGATGCAAATTCGGTCGGACCAACCTCGCCCTTATGCATCGACTCCATGAACCTAACCTGCTCTTCGTAGCAGTTCACCAGTATTTCGCGATGTAGCTGTTCCTCTCTGATGCCTTCAGCCAGCTTCTTAAAGCAGTCAGTAGCGTGATGCCCCTTGCGTATATGCCACATGTGCGCTAATGGTAAATCCTTTTCTATGGCAACGAATCTAAAGGGCATTCCGAAAAACGGGGTCAAATTCTTGTCCAACCTGTCGGTATTTTCACAAAAATCTTTCATCATCAAAAGAACGTAATAATCAGCAAAGGTTATGGGTCTGAATACCTTCGAACACGCCTTTGTGATCATTTTCTCAAGGTCACCAGACCTGGATAATGCGCACAACGTGAAGAATCGGAAATCTCCGGCGAGTGCAGATGTTTGCCAAGTCGACCATTTGCATGTCGCCGACATTTTCATTATTTGTTGCACGACATACTTTCTCTCGGTATTCTTTGTGTAGGCCATAATTGAACAAACTGTCGCGAATATTCGATAAGGCAAGATCTTCGCGAATGCTATGTCCGACAATGAGATCTTGAAGTTGGGGCTTCTCCATATATCTAATTCTTTATCCAGGCAGGTCCAAATGCCGCAACTTTCGGCTGGCTTCCGCCTCTGATAATATGACACATAGTATGTCAAGGAATTTGACCTTAGTACACTCCAAGTTACTCCGCAATTACTATGCTTCGAATAGAAGCAACCCCTCCTTCCGTTGATTTTTGATAATAGTTCTGATTCGACGTAGATGCTCTGGAATATAGAGTATTTTAGGCACAACTCAAAGATGTATCTTGTCGTTTTCGTAGAACCAATCATCGGATTTGGCACTGTATAAAGAGGGCTAGCCAGTAGAATATTATTAGGGTTCTCATATGGATCCCAGGTGTGGAAGTGCGACGGTGGCTCGGTTACACCTAACCATATGGACGCTTGGAAGGTAGTCATATCGTAATCATCAATGATTGGCCCAGCCAGAACTCGGAAAGGGGCGGGAACGCGGTTGTTCGGGCACTTCTTACAGCCTCTTGCAATCGCATCTAAAACGGGTTGCACCGACGGTAGCTTGAAGCTCGGTCTGCTGAGGTCCGGATTAATCGAAGTTACGTAATGTGTCACCATCTTTTCGATATGCGGCAGTGATCTGGGGCTCAATGTTGCTGTTAACTCATGAAGTCTTGCAAAATGCTTCGAGTACGGTGAGTCACCCTGGTCAAATGCACCACCAACAAAGAAATCTGTGCGTCCGCAGTCCTCAGCTAGCGACGCTTCGATTAAATCAATGACATCCGGGTCGTCGTCAACGTAGAGCTCTAGCAAAGCATACTTATTCCATACGTAGTCTGCATTCGTTCTCCTTGATGAGTAATTAAGGCCGGTCACCTCATGATACTTGCCATCTTGATGGTAATCAAATCCTTCCAAAGGTTCGATGATACCACCAGATCGAGATATGACCATTATAGCTGCCGAGTGAGCAAAACTCGAATAGCCTAAACCAGAACCTTTTAGCCCGCCAGATTCATTAACTGCACTAGCCAATATAGTTGGTGCGGTATCTCGGAGCACAACGTCGATTTCAGTCACTCTCGACCTGCCTAGCACGCAGCGTTTCGAACCGGTTCGATATACAATTTCTCCATGTATCACCTCTATGTGGTGATCCAGCGAGAATCTTACCGAATGCCTGGAGTACTCATTTAGTTTCCTCGTAGTTGCGGTGAATGTGACTGGATCGGATACGCGGGGTACATACTCAGAAGTCGGTCTCTCAGCTCTGTTCTCTTGTCCCAATATATCTAGCAAGTCGCCTACGTCACCGTTTATTTCGTCAATGAATCCCACTGAGCCAGTGTTATTCATCACACCTTCAAGATCCTGGAATATCTGATCCACGAGATCCTCGTCGAGATTCGAAAATGTCCAGTCGTCAATTAAATCGTCGATTGTAGGGTCACCTGAGACACTAGATGAGGCATTCGAGAGAGCGCAGAAGGGTTTCTGTGATAGTTCGTATTCAGACATGTTAGCTAAGTTCGAAGTGG